TCCAAAGAATTCTCGGCGGCACTCGAAGCCATGGGCGATTCTGCAGGCGCAACGGATACAGCTTTCAAAAAGGTATCAGGTACGACAAGCGCCAAGTTCAACAAAGCGATCAATCGGATAAAAAATTCCGGAATCGAAGCTGGTCAGGCGATTCTTACGGAATTCGCGCCGGCGATCGAAGCGGGATTTAATAAAGTCACGGAAGCAACCTCGGCATTTAACGCACTGAGCGACGAAGAACAGCAGAACGCAGTCAAGTGGGCGGCTATCGTCGCGGCGGCCGGGCCATGCATCACGATCATGGGTAAAGTCACCTCAGCGACCGGCAAGGTCATCAGCGGCGTCGGTCGCGCCGCGCAGGCAATCGGTGCATTATCCACAGCTATTGAAACGGCGGGCGGCTTTTCGAATTATTTGGTCACGGCTTTGACCGGTACAACAACGGCGGCGGGACTTGTCATCGGTCCGCTTGCGGCACTCGGCGCGGTTATGGCCATAGCGGGCGAAAAATCCCGCGCTATCACGGCAGAGCAGGCGGCATTTGCCGAAGAGGTCGACGGCGTAAGTTCGGCGGCCGAAGCGGCTGCGGAGCATGTCGGTCAGGTGGGCGATTCCATCGAGCAGAGCGCCGGCGGTATTGAAAGCGCCGGGTCGAGTTTGTCTTACTATCAGGATATGCTTAATTCCTGTTATGACGCGGAGGGCAACCTGAAGGAAGGCATGGAGCAGACCGCACAGTATGCTCTGAATGAATTAAATACGGCCATGGGCACCGATTATAGCACGGAATTCGTCGCCAATGCGGAAAGCTCAAAGGCGGCTCTGGAAGAAATCAATGCGGCTATTGATACAAATATAGCCAAACTGAAAGAGCAGGCTATACAGCAGGCGTTCCAGGGCGATTATACCGAGGCGCTCAAGGCACAGGCCGAGGCGCACAGCGCATTGACGAATGCCGAGGACACCTACACGGAAGCGGTACAGAATGCCAAGACCGCACAGCAGGAACTTAACGAAGCTCTGACGGCCTCGGACGCAACGACGGGTAAAGGCATCGAGCGACAGCAAAAGGCAACATCAGCAGTCAACCGAGCAAATGAAGCACTGGATAAAGCGGCGAGCGCCTACGAGACAGCAAGCGAAGCGGCGGCCGAAGCGGATGCACAGGTCAGCGGACTTGACAGCACGATGCAGACGCTTGCCGAGGGTACGCCCGAATCGGTAGACAAGGCCGCGGAAGCCTATGCAAATGTGGGCACAGCGGCAGAGGAAGCCGGAGCGACAGCCAGAGCGGCAACAGCCGAGACAACGGCTCAGACTTCCGCTGATATGGAGGCTATGCGGCAGGATGCGTTCGACAAGATCCACTCTATCGGTAACGAGAAAATCAAACCGGAAGTCGATTCGACCAGCGCATCAGCGTCGGCGTCGACCACAGCCCAGAACATGCAGGATATCTTTTCCCGCTTACAGCTCAAGGGCAAGGTGAGTGCAGTTGATGGCGCACCGCTTGCGGCGAATCGCGCCAAGAGCCAGATGAACAACATCATCAAGCAGAGCATGTCCGGCAACGTCAATAAAGTAAATGGCGGCACGTCCGCGGCAACGACAGCCAAAGCGGGCATGATACCCATTATTACATCACCCATGCAGGGCAATGTAAGCACGGTAACGGGCGGGCCTGCGGCGGCAAGCTCGGCGCATGGTCAGATGGTGCCCATCATCGCTCAGCCGATGAACGGTCAGGTAGGCAGTGTCAGCAATGCGGCGAGTGCGGCAAGCTCAGCCTGGTCAACCATGCAGAGCATTTTAAGCAGACCGCTTTCCGCGGTGGTCAACGTCGCGCAGAACATTACCCGTACAGTCAGCGAGGTCGTCTCAAGGGCAACCGAACACGCGGAAGGCGGATTTGTCAACCAGGAGCAGCTCTCTTGGCTGGCTGAAGGAAATCAGCCTGAAGTTGTCATCCCGCTATCACAGTCGAAACGGGCGCGGGCATTTGAACTCTATAAGAAGACCGGAGCAATCCTCGGATATCGCAACGATGAGGGCTACCTGAGCAGCTACGGGTCCGGAGTGACTACCAATATGGGCGGCGTGACGGTCAACGTATACGGCGCTGAGGGGCAGGATGAATCGAAGCTTGCGGACGAGGTCATCGACCGCATCAACAGCATGATCAGTATCAGATAAGGAGTGAGCATATGGGGTTTTTCGTTTTAGACGGGAAGGCGTCGAGTGATTTCGGCGTCAATCTCTCCGGAGCGTCTACATGGGCAACTCCTGAGAGGGTCGTTGAGACCGCCGAGATACCGGGCCGGAACGGCAAATTGATAACTTATGTCGGTCAGTACAGGAATGTCGAAATCTCATATCCGGCATGGATTGCCCGACGATTCAACATGAAATTCGATGCGTTCTGCGACTGGTGGAATGCACACACAGATAACTATTACATGCTGACCGACACATATCATCCGGAATACTACCGGATGGCGCGGTCCATCGGCAAACTCGATCCGGAAGTCGGCACGATCGGACGGAGCGGAAAGTTCGAGCTGTCGTTCGACTGCAAGCCGCAGAAATTTCTTCGCGACGGCAACAATGCGCGGACGATTGGGAACGGTGAAAGCATCGTTCTGAGGAATCCGACCGATCAGGATGCCTACCCGCTCATCGTTGCCAAGATCGCGAACAGCACAGACAGCATTCTGCAGATCTATCAGTACGAAACGGACACATCGTACGATCAGCTGACTTTCGGGCATACCTTCGATGCGACAAGCCTTAACGGATTCGAGATCGTGTATGATACGGAAATCTGCGAGGCAACATGTGCCATCGCCGACGCGGATCCGGTCAGCGTCAACTCCATTATCACGGAAGACCTCGAGAACGACATGACTGGATTTTACATTCCTGCGGGCGATACGGTCGTGCTCGAAAGCAACCAGGGCGAATTTGACATTTATCCGAGGTGGTATCGCATATGATTCCGAGACTATACGACTTTGATGAACTCGCGTTTACTTCCCTGGGCATCGGTCCGATGACGGACATCATCAGCTGCAAGACCACGGAGGTGCGAAACGGTGAATGCCTGCTCGAAGCAGAGTATCCGACAAGCGGACTTCGCGCGAGCAGTATTTGCGAGCTCCGCTTTATCGGCGCTCCGTACGATGACACGAACAAAATACAGCCGTTTTTAATCTACAAGGTCAAGCGCGGATTGAAGACCATGAAAATCTATGCCAAGCACGTCGGTATGATCAATAACAACTTGTACATCGACGGGCGCATGAATACGGCCATGACCGTAATACAGCGGTTTGCACAACTGAAGAATTCAATCATCGGATACAGCTATGTGTCAAACGGCACGCGCGTTTACCGCTATCCTGGCCACGCTTCCGTGCTCAGCTACTACACAGATATCGGTGATGAGATACAGACAGATATCAAAACTCCGGTCCGCGTAAGGGATTATATTCAGGGTGCGGACGGATCCATTGCGGATTACCTGGAATACGGCGAGGTCAAGTACGACAAATGGCAACTGCAGTTCCTGCGGGCGCGCGGGAGCAACACGGGCGTAGTCTATCGGTATGGTGTCAATATTAAGGATATCGAGGGCGAGACATCCAGCGCGGAAGCCTACACGGGTGCGGTCATCTACTCTACATTTGACAACGATTTGAATTATAAGCCGTACTGGTGGACGGAGAACAGCACGACACCGGTCGGAATCTTGCCGAACTATAAGCTCGTCGATTTGACGCCGAAAATGAAAGCGGATACCGTCTTCAGCACGCGCGCCGACCAGCGCAATACTGCCGAAATGAAAAAGAAATACTGGACGGTGGCGAACAACATTACGCTGACAGGCTATGAGCTGTCGAAGATGGCGGAATACGCGGGCAGGATACCGCCGAGACATATCGGCTTGTGCGACACGATAAAAGTAATTTATGAGCCGCTGAACGTCTCACAGAATATTAAGGTGACAAAGCTTGTGTATGACGTCTTAAAGGAGCAGTACACGTCCATAACACTCGGAACGATCAAACAGCGGCTGAACGGTACGCTGAGAAATCTTATGCTTGAGTACGCGGCAACAGTGAGGTGATAAAACATGATAGTATACAGACTTAACACGGTCCCGCGTTACGATCGGGCGCCGGTGGTCGTGCACGCTAATCAGTATGACAGCGGTGGCGTATGGCGCTTTTTCGTGACGGACGGGGACATGATCTTCAACATGATCAATGTCACGGTCACGCTGAATATCCATAAACCGGACGGCACAGTCTATTCCGGCGAGGTGGTCGGCGGCATCAGCACGAGTGGCTACGTCAACGTGCCCATAGAGGAGCAGATGACGGCCGCGGCCGGCGAGGCGGTTGCCGAGCTCGTCTTTGTCGACGATGACGACAATCGTAAGTCAACGGCAAACTTTGTGATTGATATTGAACGCTCACCGCTCGATATGGACGGCGTCGAATCAGAGAGTTTGATCAACTACGTAGAGGGGAACCGGACAGCGGCAGAGGAAGCGACCGAAGCGGCCGAGGCGGCCACAACGGCGGCCACAGCGGCAGCCACAGCAGCGCAGACAGCCGCGCAGCTTGCAGGAGCATTCAACGCGAAGGTCAAGGCCGCGCTTATGGAAGTTATAAACCACATTGCCGCATGGACCGACGGAAACGCAGAAACGTATCGAAACAACTTGATAGATGCCATGTATTCCGACAGCTACCCGGCGCTTGTAGCGATCTTCCTTCCGGGTGATGCGGTCATTTATACAGATGATAATCTCGAAACCGTCAAGCTGCATCTGGTGGTCATGTATCGCGAAACAGCTACATCTGATGCGGTCACGCTTTCCGCGAGTGACTACACGTTGACCGGCACACTGACTGACGGTGATAATACACTCACAGTCACGTATAACGGTCAGTCAATCAACGTTGTCGTCCCCGCAGTTGACTGGCACAGTATATCATCATGGAGCATTGACGCGGATACGAACACGGAATTTGTTGCACGCGGATCCGGAACATACAATTACAGCGGAACAGAAACATCTACTGCCGGCCTTACAATCGCAGACGGTACAAGATACAGCGCGGTAACGACCAGGGGAGAGCAGCAGCTGATCAATGCCGGAAGAGGCGGCACGTATCTGCCGGATACAGGCTACTACCCGATACCGGTCATGACCGGCGCAACACAGGCAGTCGGAAGCATAACGCCGTCAACGCAGTATCTCGCTATGATCCTGTGGAACTACGACAGCGCGACAGGATACTACACACGCCTCGCAAGCACCGGATGGCATCAGGGCAGTTATACGATGGATCTGAGCAGCTACAGCGGGAATTTGTATCTGACAGTCGGCTGCAAATACGATTCGGAAGGCGCGAGTTACCCGACGCCGCCTGAATCTGTCGGCATAGCATTTTCGTAAGGAGGTGAGGGAACAATGTTTTATAATTTAGCCGGTGACCTGATCGTGTCCAAAGCGGACGCTGCACTCGGTGACGCGCATCTCGATTACGAATATGATGAGGCAACAAATGCAAACTATACCGTGCTGCGAATCTTCCAGACGAAGCTTGACGGGTCGAAACAATATCCTTTTGTCTATGTTCCGAACGGCACCGGGGCCGCGGTAATGTCAACGCTTGAGATGGCAGAACAGCATGACTTTATCGCGGCTATCAATGCCGGCACTTTTTATCACGCACTCGGCACCGATAAGCCGCGTGGTGTCACGATCCAGAACGGCGTGCTTGTACAGCAGGGCGTTGTGACAGAGGCTCCGTACTATCCGCTTACGATAGATAACAGTGGAAACTTGTCTTATGCCGCACCGGATGCGAACGGAAACACGCTCATCTCGAATGGGATTGTGTCTGCCGTCTGTGGCTGGGATCCCATCATAATCGACTATGCGGATTCGACGGAGGTCATAACAGACGGATACGAAGATACGAGCAACGCACAGCGGCAGATCATAGGCCAGTGGGGAAATGGGGACTACTGCATCCTCACTTGCGAGGGCAGAGATTACGATCATTCTGACGGGTGGACGATAGCCGAAGCGCGGACGATCTGCAAGAAGCTAGGATTAAAGTTCGCTTACAATCTTGACGGCGGCGGAAGTACAGAAACGGTGATCGGCAAAAAGCAGATAAACACGATTTACGAGAATGACAAGGGGCGGCTTGTGCCGACTTATATCATTTTCAACGGATCGGACACTTTCAGCGTATAGGAGGGCAATTATGAAAAAAGTAGGTTCTGAAGTCATGACGCCGGTCATCGTAGAGGGCGCAGCGATGCCGAGGGAGAAGATGCATTTCGCAGGGCTCAGCTCTGAGACAAAACCCACGGTCACATACGAGGGTGTATATATGTCCAGTGAGACAACGTACCTCGCTATGGATACAAGCACAGTGTATTTCTACAGCGAAGAAACCGAGCAGTGGTACTAAAGGAGGTGAGTAAATGACAGGCGAAGATATGGCTATGGTCATAGCCTTGCAGAACAAATCCGTCGAGAACCTCACCACATCGGGCGGCTCATCCGATGCGGGAAAGCTCCTCGGGGTGAAAGATGATGGAACCGTCGGAGCGGTCAGTCTGACAGTCGAACAGGGTGAAGTCGCGATAGACAGGACACTTTCCGTCTCCGGAGCGGCGGCTGATGCTAAAGTTGTTGGCGATGCTATTACTTCACTAAATGG